CTATTTGGTTAACGTGGCTTATCTGCTCCGCCGTTACGGTAAGGAAGTCATCGCCAATAATCTCACACTTGCCGTCAAGCAGCTTGCGCAAGTTCGTGTCGTTCTCGCACGCTATGACATTCGCCCCTCGTTCTTTGAGCCAGTCCACGATGTTTCCTTTTCCTGCGGACGGTTCGAGAATCGTCTGCCCTGCTATCTCTTCGCCCATCATCATCCTTTCTATGACCTCATCGGGCGTTGGATAGAAGTCGGGATTGTCTGTAAATATTCTCATGTTCAGTCCTCCTCTTCGTTCTCTTTCTCTATCTCAAACGTCCTACTATCCAACTCGAAAGACCTCGTTCCGTCCCTGTGGGTCTTGTAGGCTTCAGCCGAGCCGTTTACATCATGGCAGACAGCAATACCCCAATTAGGCATATAATGGTCTGCGTATTCATTGTACATATCCAAGAGAATTTTGTACGCTTCCTTGAGCGTCAATCCCTCATGCAAGACTTCGTGTGTCTTGCCGCCATGACAACGTTGTGCGATATGGGCGTTTGTCTTTCTGACTATTCTATAAGTTTTCATCGTTGTTTCTTCTTTATCATTCATGTTTGTATGCTTTATAATTATATTTCCTTATTTCTTCATCTATAGGAAATTCCATACAATCTAAAACGTGCCACATCGCTTCGCAACTCATAAACGGTGTTACATTGTTAAACCCTTTCCGATAGATACCTAACATAATCCTTGTACCGAGGTCGTTCAAATGGAGTCTCAAGTCCTTGTACATACGTGGATGTTTTCTCTTTACGTACATCAACTTGTCTTCAAACTGTTCTTGTTGTTTTGCTGTTATCGTTTTCATAGCTACATCCTCCATTATTTACGACTAACCAACCAGTTATCTATATCAATAGATTGCTTGCACAACCGTTCAATAGTGTTCCGCCCCCGTTTGGTCTTGACAGCCAAAGCAAGTATAATCAATCCATAGGCTGCACCAAATATCTCCAAAGCAAGAGAATTAATACATACTAATGTGCATGGTAAGAGCAGCACAAAAACTGTGATGTTTAAAGCTAAATTTTTCATTGTTGTTTTGTTTAATTATATGTTTATTAATGTTTACGATGCAAAGGTACGATGTACCTTGCGTTTATGGAAGTGGTGCTAATGGTTTGTTCACCCATTAACACCACTTTACATATCCGTCAATTTTGAGCCAATATGCGTTCCTCAACAATTTCGCCTTTTGCATTGCGCAATCTGCGGAAATGTTCGATGAAAATCTCATCCACATAATATCCGTCTTTGCTGATTATTAGACGGTCGGGGAATTGGCTAAACTCGTAACCGCCATTACGCCACGGCTTTAGCATTTCCATGAGTGTTGGCATAAACTCATCATCCCCAACGGTTCGTGTATCTTCACCTTTAAGAGAACAAATACGCAGCAAACCATTCTTTTTATCGTACACCATTATTCCACGAAACGTTTCGCTGTCGTAGACATAATTCTGTTTGGCAACAGAGGGGTTGAGTGTACGTTTACCCTCGTCTTCGGAGTTTTTGACAGGCAGCGTTATGTGCAAGCCGTTTTCTACAAGGAAGTTGCGCATCATCCGTTTTGCGGACGCTGAATCACATTCGACACGCTTGGTGTCGCAATACATTTTTTGCAATCTGTACATAATTTTTTGTTTAATTGTTTAATTGATGTTTACAAAGGCAAAAGTATAATTTACCTGCGATTAACCATAACAAATCGGCGGCATTAATGGCACTTAACAGTTAGTATGGTTTCCCTGTTTTGGCATTGATTATACCCAATTTCCTATACAGAGCAGTTTTTTCAGCTTGTTCTTTTTTGCGGTATTCCCGTCCTTTTTTTAGCAGCTCTTCTCTATGCAGCATATAATATTGTTTCCATCTCTCTTTAGATTTCGAGTCCTTATTTCGAATTACTGCTATTCTTTTCTTAATGTCCTTCTTGACTTCCTTGTTCTTAATCAATGGCAAATAATTACTATAAATAGTTTGCCAGCTCAACCCCGTTTTTTCGCATATTTCTTCGATAGGTAAATCTGGCTGCCTTAACAGTTTCAATACCATGACTTTTCGTGAAAGCACATGGCTCTTTTCATTAGACAGCTCACGGACTTCACGTTTTCTCAGACCTAAATCATACAACTTCATATCTATAGACATTTTGTTGCGATTTAATATCCTGCCTATTTCCTTATGCCCTATTGTCTTGTAGTTTTGGTATAAGAAATTCAATTCTTTTATATCCCAAACTTTATGCGGAAGTCTTTTGGGGGATTTTGCCATACTTTATACTTAACTTGATTCTTCTAATATCTCCACTATAATTTCCTTCGCTCGCGAAAATCCTGCCTTGTATCCACGACCGTAGTCCGTTCTCGTGGAGAGGTAGGCGTGGGAGCTGTTCGCCCACTCCATGATTTCTTTCAATGCTTCTTCTGCTTTTTCATGTCATTGAATTTTACATGCTATAAACAATGCAATTATCGCTACTATCGTGCCTATCACAGAAATGCCAGTCGTAAGAACCCACTTCCAGTCTATCGGGTTGCGTAAGGTAGGGTTGAGGGATAGGTACATCTCGCCTTTCGGCAATATCCTTGCAGATTCGAGGGTATGCCCCTCAACCCATGCTCCTTTGGCAAGCCCTTTCGTTTCAAGCGTCTCAATGCAAGAAGCGAATAGGTCATACGGATATGTGTCTGGGCAACCGCCGATATTGTTCAGCAATCGCAACACTTCCTTTTCTCGCTTGGATAATCTAATGCGTTCCATACTTTTGGACTTTTTGCAAAGATAGGCAATTATTCGCTAATTCATAGCTTCATTATCCTTTTAGCCCATTCCTCATCAATGTAGGGAGTCCACCCTGCTTGGTGCAATTCTACGGCTGCTTCACGTATGCTTATCTTGCCAGCAAGTACGCTCTTGCGCAAGGAAACATCATAAGTGTCTATATCGTACATACTTCCTCCTTTTTAAGGCCATTCAATATCTTATCTACCTTTGCGTCCGTCATCCACATTGGCTCGTAGATGTAGTATTGCAACTCATCGTCCCTCACTTCGTAGGCTTCAACGGCATCGGGGAAGTGAGCCTTTGCCCACGTTTCTACTTGCTGTGGCGATAGCACCTTGTTCTCAAAGAACATCATAACTCCGCTGCCTGTCTCGAAATTGATAAATATGTTCATAACTATATCCTTTCTGTTATTTCATTTAACTGCCCTGCGAACAACTCGTCAGCAGAGATTTCTTGTTCCGTTGATGGGTCGTTCTTGTCGTAACCAATTACATAAACATCGCCGTCCTTAGTCCTAACTGCGTTCACCACTATGTCGCAAGGCTCGTCATAGAGGTAGCCAGCAACGATGGGCTTGTCTGCTTCAAAATGCTTTTCAAAGCCTCCATCTTCTTCATCACCGTATTTCTTCAAAGCAGCTATACATTCTTCATGCTCACGCCGCTTCAAGTCTTTCTCACGGTAGTAAGGAGAGCCAAAGCGCAGGTATTCCTTACACTCGGTGTGAGTTTCGCAACCGAGGTCATTCTTGACTACACGTGTGTATTCGACTTCAATGTTACGTTGCGCATCAACCGTCCTAAAGAAAGGATAGTCTTTAGGGTCGTAACCTTTACGGCGCAACCAACCCTCAACATCATCATTTTCTATCACCGCATCATCTACATCAAGGTAGAGGATTTTGGCAAGAAATCGATCTAAAACTACAATTTTCATGTTCTTATGTTTTAATGTTCTACAATAAAAGTTTGTCCGTCCTGCCGATAACACAGCCGCATCTGTTAGCGTGGATGTAACGCCGTCTATTGCCTAAGACGCTGGGACTGAATACCTGTCAGTTGCATGGCGAAGATTTATGGGTCTGCTCCCCAAGTTGATATGCTCAACCAAGCAACTATTTAACGGATAGCTCCGCAGACCGCTTTCAAATTTAGGATTGCTCCACGGCACATTTTCAAAGGGTCTTACACCGAAAATTAAGCCCACCGGTTCATTATTACAAAGGTATAAATATTCTATTTAACAAAATGTCGTAATACTCTGAAAATCATCAGTTTAACATTGCTTATATTTACGTATAAAACCTTTCAAATAGACTGGTCTGGCACCCCAAAACGACAGACTTTCATCTTTTAAGATAAAATCCTCAATGTCGTTAAAGTTGTCGCCTATATATTTCGGAAACATACCTTTTCTTATATAAAAATATGTCCCATTAGAATATACGATATAACCCCATGTTACACCATCCCTGCTTTTAACATTTGCAACCTTTTCCATGTTTTTTGATGTTTAATTGTTTGTTAATGTTTACGGTGCAAAGATAGTTATGGCCTTATGCAATACCTCATACAATCGCAAAAGCCTTACACGATTATATTGTCTTAACAAAAGAGCCGTCAATCTCACGACTAACAGCTCAAAGCAAGAAATAATGTATAATTTGAGGTTATAAAAAATCCTCATGCAGTTCTTCGTCGGTAATCTCATATCCTCCCCTTGGATAAAAACTGTTGGCAAGCGCATCAAGGCGGTCAGGGCTTCGCTTGATGCGTTGTTTTACATCATCCTTTTTCTCAATGGCTATTTTGCCTGTACTTGTCAAACTCCAATGCGTTTCAGTACACTCTTCTGCTAACATATCATCGGGAGGCAATGCAGCATTATGACCGTTCTTCGGGTCAAGCCAATCTCTCAAAGCCCAATAAAGATATGCTTTCATGTTTGCGAACTCATATTCTCCGCTTTCATCATGCAAGCCCTTTGCGCTTTCAGAGAATTTGCAGGATATGCAATTCGTAAATCCTAATTCTATAAGGCGAGACAATACAGGCGCACCCTCACCAATAGTGTCAATGAACGCCAAATCATCATCTGATTTCAAGGTATTGGAAATCATGCCAACAACATGCATGTGGTCTGCCTTACCGCCGCTTTGGTGAACTTGAAACTCCTCTACAAAGTCGCTGTATCGAATGGCGAGGACAGAACTATCGCATCCCATACCTGCCACATCCACACCGATGCTGGCCTTGCCTGTCGGAGTAAATCCTGTTTCTTTGAGCTCCTGCCAACGATGATTAGCCCTTTCTATCCAATCGTAAGGAATAAGCACATCTTCCGACACACGAGGGAACAGCCCAAGCACCTTTATTCTAAAGAGGTCATTCGGGCGGTATAGTTTTCTCTCCCAACGGAAGTCTCCCAATTCCTCGTTGAAGTCATCTTTCTTTATAGGGGTACACCATGTTTGTACCTTGTCCGCAACCCATTCATAGTTCACCTGCCCCGGTATTATCTGTTCTTTCCTTTTAACGTTTTCGGCGTTCAGTGAGTTAAGACGGAACTTTTTAAAGCGGTCAGACTTCATAGCCCTTGCTGCATAGCCTGTCGTAACGTTGGGGTTGAACACCAACAATAAGCGGGAATTACCCTGCAAGTTTCCTTCAAGGGCGGCATACACCTTTTCTGGAATACCCGAAGCCTCCGTTACTACAAACATCGTGTTCACGGCATGGAAACCCGACCATGCCTCGGTATTGTCATCTGCGGCTTTAAACCCAGTCAAGAACCATTCTTCATATTCTGTTCGTATATCATCGGCGACAAGCCTACCTGGCAGAAATTGGGCGTTACGGAACAGCCTACGTACTTCGGGTGTCATAATGTTACTGACCTGGCGGTTGCTCGGTGCCGTTAATGCTATCTTTGTATTCTTAACCAATTCGCCTTTTCTATTCCACCTCGGAGTGAGGTACATAAAACATAAGGCTGCACACGCTGCGACAAAATCCTTTCCTCGTGCAGTACCACTCGCAACGGCGACCATCGGCTCATGTTGCACGGCTCGAATGATGGCTTGCTGTTCCTTGTCAAGGTTAGCTTTAAGAACATCGGAAACAAACGTATTCCAATCTGCTCTCCATTTCTTGAAGAAATATTGCTGCTTCTCTAATTCGTTGTTATAGTTCTTGCTATTCATCAGGCAATGATTTCATCAGTTCTTGGAACGGGTTGACTGCGATTTCTGTTTCCTGCCGTTCAACATATCCACGCTTCTTTCCTTGGCATTTCAAGAAGAATATAATAGCGGTCTTATCGCCTGCCGCAATAAGTTCAGCAAGCTTAGATTCCGCAAAATCAAGCATAGACTCCTTGATGTTATCCATTTCAGCCTTTAGTTTTGCGCTTGATGTGTACCACCTATAAAGTTGTTTGCGAGAAACGCTCAATGCTTCTGCGGTAGCAGTCATGTTACACGCTTTTTTCTGAAAGCAAGCGCATATCATCTTGTCACTTGGTCTTTTGTTTGCCATAAATTACGCTTTTAGAAAATCATTCATATACGCAAAACGGTCTGTTATACGACCCTCTTTTACTATTGTGGCCCTCGCTATCATTTCATCATCAATTCCATTTTTCAGCAGATGTTCAAAGATTATTGGCTCTAATTCTGTCGAAAATCCTACGCTTGCGTCTATAGGTATAGCATTAGGCAAATTATCTACCGCCATTACGCTGATTGCGTCTTTGCTTGTGTCAGAGCATTTTACAATCTTATCTTTCAACAGCTTTACTGAATAGAATGGTTGCTTATGTGTTGACGGCTTTATTGTCGTGCAAATACTTCCGTTGATGTCGCAGGTTATATCTCCTACTATCTTTATGTTGTTATTTGCGTTATGCAAAGTCTTCTCTGATAGGTATATCGGCTGTCCTTGCTCCCATTTGTGCGCAGCAATAAGCGTGTCATATTTCTCTACATATTGGTCGAACTTGCTTTTATACATTTCGGGGTGAGCGTGAAAATCGTCTCTGTTGTATGGAACTCCGTCAATGCGCTCAACGAGGTCTTGCGTCCTTGCCACAGAATAACAAAAGCCGTCTGCCAATTCATCACTATTTAACGGCACTTCTTTGTAGCCAATGAAACCTAATACAATTCGCACGCCAAGAGCCACATTGCCATCCCCTGTTACAAGAATGTTATTTTTGATTTTCTTTAATTGTGGCACTATCTGTTTCAGTTTATCCACATCGTAAAAACCGTGAATACCGCCGACATCGAATAAATTATATTTTTTGCCTATCAATCTTATCGTGTTGTAAGCGCCGGCAACACCAGCATACCAGCCAAAGCTGCAAACACGTTTCCCCTTTTCATCCGTTAGGTACTCATAATCTGTGAAAGTGAGATGCTTATCAAGCATTGCTTGAAGTAAAGGTTTGTTGTATTCTTGCATCTTTGCCACATGACCGAAGAAGAAATAGTGCTTATTGGGTATTAAGGCATCTATATTTACTTCCTTTACGCCAAACAGTATATCACAGTCAGACATGTCTTCTTTATTTACCTCAACTCCGAGGTAATCATACTGTTCTGACTTAAAGCATCTGGTCTCTGATTTTTCCAACGTGATAGAAACATCTTCGCTGCGCTGTTTAAGTATCTTTTCTGCGCTCTGCGGCGATATTGCCACACGATTGTCTGTCGGCGTTTTCGTCTCTTTTATGATTCCTATCTTCATGTTATCCTGTTATTTTATTCTTTCGTGTCTTGATTTCTATTAGCGAGGTCATATTCCATTCCAAGTTTTGCCAATTCCAATAGTTTGCAGAAGCCCATGTGCGCACTTCTCAACTGATACTTATGCCGTATCTCCTTTGTGAGTTTGAGCATAAATTCCTCGTTCTCTTCTCCGTCCGCCATTAGTACGACATCCGCAGTCTTCACATCTTCTGCTGTCATTTCAAGTAAGTCTGATAAATTATCCAAATCTTTTCTATACAAAACAACATACATTGAGTAATGTTCACTTTCCGGAACGAAAGATACTCCGCTGATGTCAAGAGACTGCAACTGGTTTACATCTATATGGGCAAAAGACTTGAAATCAACACTTTGTATTTCTTCAAACAACCGTTTCAAAATGCCTTTGTTGTCTTCTCCATGCAGGGAGTTATGCGACAGCTGCAAGGCGATTACTTCATCCTTTGACAAGTCTGCTTCATCCGCATAAATGACAGGCACGGTTTTGTACCGCAGCTTTACAGCTGCCCTGTAACGATGGTGTCCACTGAATATCACAAACTTGCTGTCAGCGGAACGCTTGTAACAGCCGATAGCGCTGCTCAGTCCTCCACTGACATTTATATTACTCACCAGCTGTTCAAAGTCTTTCTTTGACATTTGGTTCGCATTCTTCTCCGCTTCAACGAGGAGATTAATATCCACTTCTTCTATTTTCCACTTACCCATGTTATCCTTTCTTGTTCTTTAGTTTCTGATACTTATCAAAAGCGTTCTGTATGCTGCCCATCGTTCCTAATACGGTTTCATATAGCAGATTGTTTTCTTCCCTGCCAACTTTGTCAAACACGCCTCGGTATTTCATAGAGACAGGCAGGTGGGTGTAAACCTTTGTAAACACCGTGCTTTGGTCTTTTCTCCTTGCACGAGACAGCGAGCGTTTAACATAGTCTGTCTTAATAAGATAGAGAATGAATTTACTCAATCTGTATATGTTATTGTTCGTGCAGAAATCGCTCAACAACCAAAGGTCGTACTCATCATAACCTCTATGCCGTGGCAGGTCAAAGCCGAAACCTCCTAATAGGTATTTGTCGTAAAATACGAGAAATGCAAATCTGCTGCCAGATGTCTTTTCAACTTTCTTAATATACAAGTCTTGTGCTATATGAAGAATGGTCGGCTTCACCCTCACAATTTTCAATTTCTTTATGTCGCAAATATCCAAGTCATCGGGTGGAGTTATGAAAGTCGCGCTTTCTATATGCTCTTTTTTGCTTGCTATTGCATTTTCCGTAGTCTTTTTCGTGGAATATAAAACTGTATCGCCATTCTTTGCTATCTTCGGAATTTCCAGATACTGACATGTGCTTGCGAGCGTAAGAGTTGTGCCGTTAGATAAGTTATATGGAATATCTTTGTATTCAGTCTTTTTCCTTGTGAAAGAACCTGTATAATCAGAATATTTCTTTAACTTGGAGACGGTGGTTCTATATTTCCCATAATCATCAAATTGGAAAAAGATGTCGCCACCTCGTTCTATTGCGTCATTGAGCGTACCGATGTTATATTCAGCAGACTGCAAGAATTTTATTATCTTCTCAGCAACAGGTCTTGCTTTGTTTATTGTCTCACTAAGTGCATCAATATATGATTGCAATGTTTTCTCAAAGTATTCGCCTCCACGAAGGAACTTTCTTATTCTATGGAACGTAAGCAAACAGGCGATTTGCGTTGCAGGGTCATCTGTTATCTCCCTCTCAAAAAACTCTGCCTTGCCCTTGTAATGTATCGTCAGCCCTTGTGTCGCCATTAGGAAAAGGATGTGGTTCAGCTCATCATTGTTGTATATGATGATTTTCTTTTCTTGCACCAATTTCAATTCAAGGGCGAATAAGCGAGGATTGACACTGATAAATGTCTTGTCAACAACTTTGCTTATTTCTCTTGCGAATGGACTTGTTATGTCAAGCGCACGATGCGTCAATTCTCCACGGTCTTGCCTTATTGAGTTGTTGAAGAAAATAAGGGGATGTGGCAACGGTGGAAGATTGTCTTTTATCTTCAATTCACGCATGAAGATTTCCTTTGAGGTTATTTTTTTGAAATCTTCTTCAGTGTGTTTTATAGAATAGTCAATGAACCGATATGCAAAGAGTATGGAGTTTACTATTTCTTGGTATTTCGTGGTGGAGTTGAACAAGCGGAACTCTATTGTACCTCGCACAAGATATGATGATATGTTTACGAAATGCCGCACAAAGCCTTTATTCGAGGAGTTCTCCAAGACCCTTTGCAGCCCGTCTTTTGTATTCTCGCAGTTTTTGATACGGTTGTAAAATTGCAATGTAGGGCTTGGCCTGTAACGTTGCTCATCACAATAAGGCGGCTCATGGCATATCTCTTTCAATATTCCGCTCGTGTAATACGTCAAGTAGAAAATATCCTTAATCTTCCCAACAGGCAAATCACCCACCCATATATGTACTTGTAGGGCAAGGTCTCTTCTGCCGTATGCTCCATGTTCCACACATCGGCTCACAAATGATTTAATCTTGTCAAAATTTTCATGCTTCAATAGCATTGGCTCTGTGTTCAACTCTCCTCCATATTTGTATGCGTGGGTCCCTTGTGTCCCGTCTGTATTATGCACAATCTCGTCTTTATCCCAAAAGAAACCACTTGGCATAATCACTTTTGCCTTTTCTACGTTTGCGTATTCAAGCTCAAGTCCGAATGTACGTTCTGTTATCCTCATGTCAATCTATTGGTATTTTCGGCTCTATTGCTTGCCCATCTTTAGCACCACCAAAATGCACCATTGGTTTTACTCCTCGTTTCGGTAGCGTCCCATGTGGAACATATAGCTTACTCCATAGTTCGTGCGTCCTTTTGTCTCGCTCTTCCTGCAAGTAGACAGGATTTCGCCCAACCCTATTCTTGTATAACGACTTTAGCTCGCCGATGACCTCATTATATGTCTCGTTGTATGTCTTTTTCATATATCAGAATAAAGATAGTTCTCGTTTGGATTTAATTTGCGGTTTGGGCGTTTTAGTATCCGCTACGCCAAATTCTTTTATTATACATCCTGTATTATCCATTAACCATTCGGCAGCAATATGTCGGTGGCAGAAGTCAGAGGGTTTCTCCCAACACAGCAATGCGAAGTCATTATCTTTCGCCAGACTGTTTAATTGCAACAAGACGGCGCAAGGGTCAAGTTCCGACAAAATCTGTTTATATTCTTCGATATAGCGTTCACGCCCGATGTTATCTTTAACCATGTGCCATGTAGGGGCGAGAGGTTTGTATTCCGCACCTTTCCACCACCGAGGAGAGCCAATGGCAATGCTTATTGGCGTTACACCAACGGCATACAGTTTCTTTACGTTTGCGAAATATGAGGTATAAATTTCCATGTGCGATATTTTATTTTACAAAAATAGTAATTTACTACATTATATGCAAATATTTATTCTTATTTATTGTCTTTTCAGAATAACTTTAACGCCGATTTAACTACTTCTTCTTTGCTTACCAAATCATATCTCTTTCTTATAATGTTTGTTCACGCACTCTCGCTGCCACAGCACGCACCACCGCTCGAAAGGGCATTGGGCGAGCGTGGGGACACCCTCAACGCTTGGAGAATGAGGATTGTACGCATGGGCGCAGTCCTTGCACAAGCCGAGGGGGTTATCTTGCTTCTTTGCCATTCTTTATCTTCTTCACTTCCGCTTCAATCTCAAACAGGAACTTGTAAAGGGTGAGATGTTCAACTTTCTCTTTATGGCTTCTGCCACCAATCCTTTCAAGCAACGGTTGTGCAAATTCTCCACCGTCTATTTGAATAATGTCTGCGTCAAGGCGTTCTTTAAGGTTAAAGAATGCTCGCCGCAAAATGTTGTCGGGTTCTTTGTCTAATCGACTAATTACGTTATCTTTCATATTTATTTTTTTATTTCTTAAATGGAACGCACCGCACAGAATATTCAAAGTGTCTAATTCCAAATGTCCTTGTAAGGCGGTGCGTTCCGAAAATCTTGCTACCTTTGCAGCGTCTAATTTTAAATGTTCAAATTATGAGATTAACACTCAATGACTTGTACGCCTTGAAAAAGGCCACAAACCTTATGCGCGGTCGTAATCCAATCCATCTCAACATCGACGAGTTGCCTGAACTCAAGAAACGCTGGAACAACATCTACATATACCTTAGCAAGGACAATATGGGATGTATCGCTCAAACAAGGTGTATGATGTTCGGGGACGACATGCGATTCAACTCCTTTGTCTCACGCCTTGATGACATGATTGAGGAAAAGGAACGAGAGCGCAAAGCACAGAATTTGCAGATGAAAGCGCATTGGGCGGCATACGTGTCTGCTTGTCAGCGTCTTGTCCGTTCTTGTTACCTTGCTCATTGGGTGGAATATCTACACTGTATTCGACTTAAACAGCCGCAAGAAAGATATGGATGCGAAAATCAA